TGGAAAGGACGCAAGAACACAGCGCGTAACAAAGTAATCGGAATACTTGCCCATGTAATATCAGGTATGTTATTCCCAATGTGTTACGCATACAACGAGGAGAACCTCGAAGACGCATTAACTGCAAAGGTCATGCGACTACTAGTGGAGAACCACATGAAGAAGGCGAACTACGAGCTTAAATTCCTATTTATGATGACCAGCGCGCTAGTTAACCCTGCTGTATTCGTGGAGGTGGAGTATGTCGAGGCTATCCAGCGTGTAAAGGTCAAGGGAAAGGACGGTAATTGGCGTATAGAGGAGGCTGTTGATGAGTTGTTAACAGGTATTGGGCTGAATATAATACCAATAGATACCCTATTACTAGGTGATTTCTATACATTTGATATACAAAAGCAACCATTTGTCTGTAAAGTCCGCCGTATCAGTTACGACGAGGCTCNCGCAGTCTACCAGGGCAAGTGTATGGACAAAGGAGTAGACCAATTTGACTATGTACGAGCAGGAACGACGAGAATGGTAATGGCTGGCTCATCTAACCAAACACTTTACGATGTGGACTGGACAGAGGCGGACGCTAACTATGTACAAGAGCTAACTGTGTACTACAGAGCAGAGGATTTACAGGTTACATTTGTGGCTGGCGTATTCATGGGAGATAGTGACGACATATATCTCAAGAATAGGTTCAAACACCGTAGAGTATCAGTGGCGAAAGATGAGTACATAACTGTTCCGATATATCCCTTTGCAAAGAGTGGNTTTGAACCACTAGATCCAAGTGGACGCTTTGCCTATTACAAGTCAGCATGTTTCAAAGAGTTCTGGGACGATGCAGCACAGAATAGAATGCATCAAATAGCATTTGACGGTACATATTTGGACGTAATCAAGCCACTGTTCATGACTGGAGTGGCTAAAGTAGATAGTACTGTAATGGTTCCGGGTGCAACAATTGGAATGCCTATGGGTGCTACAGTCACACCTTATCAGTTGGGTCCTAACCTACAGGCAGCAATGAACATGATGCGNTCAGAGGTAGATGACATGTCACTGTCGACACAGGACGCACTACAGTCAGGTGTCGCAATGCCTGGAATCACAGCCACTGCATCTCTAAAGGCAGAACAGAACGCAANGGTGATGATGTCAGTGTTCTCAATCATGATAGCGGATCTAGTCCGACAAATTGGAGAGNTAACTATCGATGACATACTATGCTACACAACNGTAGGNGAAATAGATGCAACAGTACCAGAGGCNCTNAANATGAAGTANANNGAAACCAAGNTAAGAGGTAAGGANNCCGGCAAAGATGTNACGCATCATATNAACTTCACCACTGATATGATGGATACCACACAGGAACAGGCACATGCGAAGAATTGGGCACTGTTTGATAAGCATGGAGGTATGGATGCCAAAACAATTGAATACAATGTAGACCCGTATAAGTTTGCAAAGACACAGTTCGGACTCTACATTGACCCAGAACTCATCACTTCGAGGGCTATGGGGACAGACCAGTTGCGAAAAGAAAGAGCTATAGCACTACTCACAAGCCCTGCGATAGCCCCCTATGTAGACCAACAGGCTGTCATTGATAAGTTTATATTAGAGGATTACGCAGACGGAGACCCAGACGAGTTTAAGCCCAAGCCTCAACAGCAAGGAATGCTCGATGAAATGGGTATGCAAAGCCCTGGTAGTCCCCAGGCACAAACCCCAACATTACCAGGTTTAATACAAGCATAATTATATGGCAAAGATGAACACAGCTGTCGGATACAATAAAGCAAAGCAGGGGATGACTCAGCACAAGTTTATTGCATCAGGTGGCAAACCAAGCGAATACAAAGCGTCGATAAACCCTAAGAAGAAATAACAGTATGCACAAATACGCAGTCAATCTAACAAAGCTCAATATCGCCATCACAAAGGCTGGTGATAAAGGAGACGAGGAAGTAAAGAGAATATACATAGCTATGGGTGGCAAACTAGCAGAGGGCTACACTGCCGAGGAGACAGATTATAAGCAACCTAAAAAGAACAAAAATGAAACTAGTAACAAGGTTAGTAGCGAAAATGTTAAAGTCGGAGAGTCTACCACAGGAGGATCGGCATTTTCTAATATCTTCCCTGCTCGAAAAGATGCAGGTGCTACCAGTTAGCGAGATTATAGTTGTTGACCCAAACTCTGGCTCTCTTTACCTCAACGGACGAGTAGCCACACAAGAGGAGGAGACAGAGCTACGAGCAGGGGCAAGAGCATTGCAGAACAATTTTGCCTTGTCATTTGTTCGTGACCAAGTAGCTAGAGAATATGTAAAGATGGGAATATATAATGGATTGAACACCGATATGATTATGTTTGCCAAGGCGGCACTTCATTATCAGCAAGAGGAAAACAAGTTACTTGCAACACTTATCAACAGATAGTATAATTTTATCAAGCACCGTTGGCTTTTGACAACGAAATAAACAAAGCACTGTAGGCTTACTACAAATAACTTATGGATAACGAACTAACACTGGAAGAATTAAACAATGTATCAGCTTCCGATACAGAAACAACACCGGAGACTCAGAGCGATGTCTCGACAGAGGAAACCTTACAAACTAACAACAACCCACTAGAGCAGGAGTTAGAAAGATTGCGACCAAGAAGAACTCACGAGGAGAAACTAGAGTACAACATTAAGCGAATGCAAAGAGAATTAGACGAGCGCAGAGGAGTTCAAGAAATTCCAGACGGGGACCAAGACGACGAGCCTTTCACAATTGGTATGTGGAAAAAGATGCAAGAAGAAACTGCTACAAAAACAGCAACGCAACTTGCAGACTCCATTACTGATACAACAGAGCGAGAGTTAGTCCGATTTCATATCGATAACACTATTCGTCCGTCAGGAGACCCACAGGAAGACCTTAAACGAGCACGCGCATTAGCTAATTCAGTCCGTAACCAACAGGTTACAGAAATGCAGACAAATAAAGTAGCACCACAGACTCACTCAGGCTCATCAGGAGCACCAGCTAAAAGCCCAACACAACAAATACAGTACTCAGCTACTGAAATGGCGTTAAAGCAAGCAGGACTTCTCAATGATGAAGAGATTATGGTAGCAAGAAAGACTATACCCCAGCAATAGAAATTCACCCATATGGCGTTAAACAACATTACATTGGTAGGACAAGCAAACCCAGAGTTTTCGACGACAGCACTAGTTGCTGCTTCATCAAACTTGATATTGCGTGGAGAGCCTTCAAAAGGAGCAGATGCAGCAGCAGCAACATGGACAGGAGCAGTGGTTCCTATGGTAGACGGAGACGGCTCAACAGCACAGAGATTTACAGGAATTGCAAAGTCTTCATCGACTAACACTGGAGCAGCGGCAGGGTCAGTAGACCTTTGGATCCCATTACCGGGATACATTTACGAGGCAAAGGCGAAGACAGCAGCAAATGCGGACACAGCAGCAGAGATTACGGCCCTTTACGGAAAAAGAGTAGTACTAGACTTGACTGGCGTAACATGGACAGTAGACGCGGCAGCAGCAGATGCAATAGCTAACTGTGTAGTTATAATTGGTGGGGACTTCCAGACACAGACACTGCTCTTCAGCTACCGCCACTCAGGTACATTATTAAACTTTGGCGTTTCCGCATAATCTTTATAATATAATAATATGGATAATTTCACAGGCCCAGACATGATTTTGGTGAAGACAGCTCTCGACAAGTTGTTCACAGGTGAGACATTGATGCTTGCTCGTGAGGGTAAGGCAACAGCTCTTGACCCAGTAGTATTTACACAGGACAAGGCGCACAACGCTGCTGTTGTATCATCTGTACAAGGTGGTGGTGGTTACTTCCAAGTAACAACACAGGATACTCCTATAATTGACCAAGCAAAGATTTCAGCATCTGCAATGCGTACTACGTTGATTGCAAACTTCAACCAGAATATGCCAATCAGTAGAACTTTTATGCAAGACCAGCAAATCTCTTCTGTAGAGAAAGCTGTTCGCCAGCGTGCTGGAGCATGGGTAGCAACTCGTGACCGCAATGCGTTCAACGTGTTCAACCTAGGATTTACAACTCAGACAACTATTGACGGTGTAGCTTTGTACTCAAACTCACATGTTAACCAGAACGGTGACACTGTAGATAACTTGGAGACAGGCGCTCTTACAGATTCAACATTGAACATTGCTGTTAGTTCACTACGAACTCAGCTTGGACAGGACGGAACTATTGCAGGATACGAGCCTGATTACATGCTTGTACCTTCAATTCTTCACCAGACCGGTAACGCTATCTGTAAATCAGTATTGCGTTCAGGTACAGGTAACAATGATGTTAACTACTGGTCAGATATTTACCCAGGGATGAAGGTTGTTTACAGCCCATTCTTGACAACATCTACAACAGCATGGTTCATTGGTGCTCGTAACAACGGAGTAATGCGTTTCCACAGTGAAGAGTTCAACTCAACACTTGTGCCATGGCAGTTCAGCGCTAACGATGAATTCCAGTACAAGATGCGAAGCCGCGAAGCAGTAGACTCAATTTACTACAACGGGACAGTCGGATCTAACGGAACAGCATAACCATATATGTCTGCAAGCTCAACAAATTTCACAGAGGTTGATGTTACTGTTGGGGCTGCTACTTCCACAGCAAATGCTGCAACAATCAATGCTCAGACTGGACAGATTACTACTGAGGCATTGACTACAGCTGCAGCCGCTACTTATACAATGACCTTGACTAACTCTCTTATTAGAGCAACATCACAAGTACATGTGTCAGTGGGTAAGGGAACAGCAACAACAGGATTTCCAACTGTTACATGGGTAACACCAGCAGCTGGGTCAGCTGTGATTATCCTACAAAATATCGCATCAGCGGCAGCTTTGAATGGAACAGTCACAATCAACTACACTGTGTATAACATGGCGTAAAGCATTCTCTCTCCTCTTCTCTCGAGGAGGGGAGGACAGAGTGCTCAAGCTCACTTACTAGAACTTAACTATATACAATTATGCAATTAAGAGACAACTACAAGTACGCCTACATCTCAACCGCAGTAACCACACAGGTTCATTCAGGTCAGGGTCAATTAATAGCTATCACACTCGGTACTACAGCAGCAGGTACAATCTCTATCATTGATAACACGACAGGCTCAACAGTTAATATTGCTACACTTAAGGCATCAGTAGTTGAGGGTACTTACTGGTTTCTTTCAAACTATAGTGCTGGCCTGCGTATCATCACAGCAGCAGCCTCGACTCTTACAGTAATCTATTCCCCAATCGGATAATATATGGCGTTAAAAACAGTGTCACAACTTAAAGATAGCTGCGCCGCAATACTCTCAGGTATTGATCTCGGCAATGTTGATAACTTAAATGGGGCACTGGAGCGTGCTGCGCGTGTTCTAGTACAACAGGCAGATATACCAGAGGCATCAGGCACACAGAATATAACCTTGTACAGCGGTGTCACTGATTACCTGTGTAACGCTAATGTATTTGGTACATCTGTTACTGATATACGACCGCAAGGCATGGCACGCCCTGTTAACGACTTTGTTAATAAAAGATTCGGAGATGACTTTGACCGCAAGAAGAGCTCTCTGCCTAACGGCTCAATGTTCACCTTTGAATATTACAATGGCGTTCCGATTATTCGTATAAAGTCCACTAATCCAATACAACAGGTGAATGTGGACAAGATGAATGCAATCACTGGCTGGGTGTCTACAGGTAGCGCGTCAACAGCAATCGCAGATATAGGTGTGTACTACCAACAGCCTGCATCGCTACGTTTCACTCTTACAGGTTCTTCCTCTGGAGTTCTTACAAAGGCGTTAACCAGCCAGTTATCAATAGCCAGCTACGAAGACGTAGGCGTTGCATTCCTTTCCATCATGATACCGCCGGGAGCTACAGCATCAAACCTCACGTCTATCAGTCTTCGCATAGGTTCAGACAGTAGTAACTACGACACAGTAACAAAGACAAGTGGATTCCTAGGCTCATGGGTATCAGGTGAATGGCTGTTAGTAGCATTTGACTTTGCAGGGGCTACCTCGACTGGGACACCTGTCTGGTCAGCTATTGACTATGTACAGGTTACCATTGCCCATACAGGTACATTCACCAACTTCCGAGTGGGTGGGCTGTTCCTAGCGTTTCCCTCACAGAACCAAATACTGTACGAATCAGCGGCAATCTTCAAAGCAGTAGGGGCTACAACATTAAACCAGTCAATTACAACAGACACCGATACTATTGTGTTGAACGATCCAGCTTACTCGATATATGAGTACGAAAGTGCGCTGGCGATATTACAGCAGACAGGAGGCGGAAATGGAGACCCTACCATGCGAATGATAGGGGAGATACTACATGGTAATGGCTCAAAACTAGGTTTATACGCCCATTTTAGAGGTGATAATCCTAGCCAAGAGCTAAGAATGGCAGGTAATTACTACGAATCAGGCGCGAATACCTACGGAGGCACTTACTACTAAGTTATATGATTGGAGGCAACAACGCAAAAAACTTTGAATTTGACACTATTACTCAATTTTCCGGGTATAATTCAGCATTCGACAAGACAAAGATTGTTGCTAACTTCCTTGTATCAGGCTCAAAAAATGTATACAAGAAGAGAGACGGTAATATATCTGTTAGAGATGGACAAAAGAGAAGAGGGTCAGCAGACACAACACTATCGGCTATCGCTAGTGCTTTCATATGGAACACATCATGGGGTGGCCAGTATGTTCTGCGTGTAACAAACAGCAAATTACAGGTAGAAATTGACTTGATATGGCATGACCTGCTCACAGGCGTAACAGATACACGTTATGTGTTCGGAACGTGGTTTGATAACAATCAAGCGAAGGACTCTGTTAAAATGGTGAATGGTAACGACTATATCCAGAGCTGGTCAGGCGGATCTACAACAGTACTGTCATCAACTGCGAGTACCCTCACAAAAGCAGGCACAACAACATGGTCACAAGCAGGATTTGAGAACTATACCCTAGCAACGATAGGCTCAAGCACATCACAATTTGATATTACAAACACTGTGGGCACTACATACCGTTACACGTGGGACAATACTGGAACAAACCCAAATATATCAGCTACTAGCGTGCCTATCGGTTCTTTTATACTACTAGGAGCACAAAACTTCACAGCTGCGAACAATGGGCTATTCACTGTTACCGGATCTGGTGCTAACTACTTTGAAATTACCAACGCAGCCGGCGTGGTAGAAAGCAATAAAACTATTGGAACAGGATTTATATACACGAAGTTCTTAAAGGTATTTAAGATAAGCGGAGTACAGTACTACTACACAGGGGGGGAAATAACAACTACCCTCACAGGTGTTTCACCAGATGTATCCGCTATACCGGTAGCAAGTACCGTATTACAGAACGTTATAACAGTACAAAGTACACCGGCCATAGGATTCTCTAATGACTTTGTAAAGGTAATCAATAACCAGCTGTATATTGGCTCGTATACCTCGCGTGTGTGCTATATATCAAGCGCTACGGACTCGGCTAACTTCATTGTGCCAACTCCTAGAGTAAACGGATCACCAGAGCTATTAACATTGGATGGTACTCTTAAAGGTATTGGCGTACGGCAAGGTAAAGCGCATATTGGATTTGGTACTGGTTCATGGGCTGTAATATCATTCAGCGACCTAACCGTTGGGACAGATGTAACACAGCAGACAAAGGTGGACGTGAAACCTGTAGCAATTGGTCAAGCACCATATGCCCACGAGTTTATCGATACAGTAGGGGATTCTATTGTGTACCTAGCACAAGACCAACAAGTACGGCTATTTGGAGACTTCACTAATCTATTCACACCAGGATATCCGTCAGTCTCACAACAGATATGTACAGAACTAGAAAGCGCAGACTTTACCGGTGGGTCTTTGAAATGTATCGGAGAGTATACCTACATAACAGCGCCGAACATTGGTACAGTATATCTCTACCAAGTGCGACAAGAAGTAGACGCATCGGGTCAGGTAGTAGCCGAGAGATTATGGCATCCGCCCTTCATTTGGAACGCTACACGAGTGGACGCTATTGGAAACGATGTAGTAGTGTTCTCCAACTCTAATCCACAGGTTTACTATGTGTGGGATACGCTGCAGTGGTTTGACGATTCACCTGGTGACGAGGAGTTACCGTATGAGTGTATCGCAGCATTCCCATACAGATCTAACAATCGCAGACAAGGATTACAAGAGTTCAGCAAGGTCTTTACAGAGGGATATATTACTGGTGGCTCTTTGTTGAATTTAACTGTAAACTATAATTATCAAGGAGCTACAAACATAGTCGTTGTTCCTGTAAATTCGGTTTCAAAACCAGCGTATACATTCTCACAACAACTTGCAAGTCTCGGAGATGCATCACTCGGTGACGAAAGTCTCGGCGACCAGCTCACAGAGGACACTATACCTAAGTTCAAAGTAATCAACTCACTAGCTACAACCAACTGCTTTGAGTTCCAGTTGATCTACTCGTCTGATTCAGCCAATGCACGATGGATGATACTGGCAACAGGAACGAATGCAGAGCTGTCTGCGACTGAACAACCAAACTTTATTATTAACAAACTAAGAACCTAATATATATGTCATTCAACCCAGCAGGAGGAGCAACCTACACACTTCAATCATCAGTAACATCTACACAAACGACAATGACGCTGTCTTCTTTCCTAGAGCCTGTATCTGGGGTTGCATATACAATGGCACTGCTAAACTCTTCGATAATGTACGCTACTATTGCACCTAAGACAGCAAGTTCAGAGTTTGTAAGCTTCACAGGTATTACACAGAATGCAGACGGTACAGCATTACTTACAGGAGTGGTGCGTGGTCTTGCTAAAAAGTTTCCATATACAGAGAGTACAACTTTCAAGTTGCCTCATTCAGGCCAGTCAACTTTTATTCTATCAGATGCGCCACAAGTGTTCACAAGTTATGCTGCAAAGGATAACGACGAGACAGTCACAGGATACTGGAGCGTTCCAACACCACTCACATCAGGTGGTATTGCTAGTAAGTCGTATGTAGACGGTTTGGTAAATGGTGGAACAGTATCAGTTAATAGAATGGTGGTAGCAGGAACAGCAGGGGAAACACTGGTTGCAGGAGACTCTGTTTACTATAGAGCATCAGACGGACGCTGGTGGGCTACCGATGCAGATACCGCTAATATAACCTACGGTGTCACACTAGGTATTGCACAAGGAGCAGGCACAGCCGCAGCTGCAATCACAGGAGGGGTATTGGTAGAGGGAATTGATACCAACAACATAGGCGCAGCTGGCTCTATTGTGTATCTTTCTAATACTCCAAAGTTACTATCAACCTCAGTGGGTACAAATACCCGAGCAGTTGGGCAGTACTTACCGTCAAGTGGTGGCTTGCTGTTTAGTCCTAACCAGTTCAGCAAGTATCCACAGAATGTACTGACCGAGTATGGACTGGACGCATCAGGCTCTGACGCATACGCCATTACCCTAGTACCAGCACCAGGAGCGTACACAACAGGTATGCAGGTTATATTCACAGCAGGTACAGCAAATACTGGGGCGTGTTCTTTGAATGTTAACGGATTAGGGGTAAAGGGTATAAAGAAGTATAGTAATCAGGATACTACAACAGGAGATATCCTAGTAAACCAGATAGTAACAGTAGTCTATGACGGAACCGACTTTGAGATGCAGACACCGACAAGGAGCCTAACGCCAATAGTTACGACATACTCTACAGTAGGTACTAGTAGGAGTGCGGTATCATCACGATTTGATATTACAAATGTTTCTGGCACAACATACCGATATACATGGGATGGTACAGGAACTGACCCTGGGATAACTTCTGGCACTATGCCCACTGGAAGCGTAGTAGATGCAAATGGTGAAAACTTTGCAGCCGGAAACAAAGGACTATTTATAGTAACAAACTCAGGAACTAACTTCTTTGATGTGACAAATAGCTCTGGGGTAGCAGAAAACGATAAAACACTAGGAACTGGGTCATTGATTACAGGTGCAGTAGCAAGTTTCATTTATACAAAACCAGCCAATCTAAACTACATAACTGTTGAATTAGTTGGGGCAGGGAATAGTGGAGGAGATGGAACAGCTCCTTCAGCAGGAGCAGGTGGAAACGCAGGTGGTTATAGTTCATCTATTATATCATCCGCATCGTTAGCCGCGTCAGAATACTTTATGGTTTCGCCTACTATTGCGGTTGCAACAGTAACAGGTAGAACTATATTTGGGTTAAAAACAGCAACAAACATTCTTATAGGTAATTCAGGTACTTTATCAGTAACCTCTACACCAGGTGTCAGTGGTTCAGCATCGGGAGGTAATATAAATGTGGGTGGAGCAGGAACAGGAGCAGGAGGATCATTAACAAACTATCAATCTGGAGGCCCAGCAGGTGGTTCTACAAGGCTTGGTGGAGGTGGTAATGGGGGGAATACATCGGTTGCTGCGACAGCAGGTACGGGATTCGGTTCTGGAGGTGGCGGTGGTTCATCTGGCTCTAATGTTAATGGTAATGTCGGCCGACAAGGAGCTGTTATAATAACCGAGTACTTCATCTAATATGGCCCTCGACCCTACAAAATACAACGCAGGAGGCGGTGTGATAAACCCCTACAGAAATACATTCAGTGCACCAGCTCCAACTGCTCCAGTTGCTGCACCTATGGCAGCGCCTAAGAAAATAGTGTCTCAGTCTTTCATGGACAGCAGACCGAAAACAATAGCAGCCAATCCAGGAGTATACGGAGTTGCACCAACACCTGCCGCACCTATTTCAACTACAACAACATCTAACGCAAGCGGAATAGCAGCTGTTCCGGGTATTATTCAAACGCAGAATGACTTATTAGCTGACCGACAATCCTATGAGGGGCAGAATGGTAACTGGTACACACAGGACGCATCAGGCAAGACAGTACAGGACTTTGACCGCCAGTCGGACGAATTAAACAAACAAATGCTGGCTAATATTGACTCACAAACAGCCGGACAAATTGCACAGATTCAACAGCAATTTGTGGGTCGAAAACAAGAGCAAAGCAGAATGGATACAGCTCAAAAAGAACGACTACAGAATACGTTACTTATGGGAGGTGCTACAGGACAAGGAAGTTCCGCACAGTTTGCACCTGTTTCCAGCCAAGGTATCGTAACAGCTCAAGAGAACTTTGGACTGCGTAACCTTGCAGAGTTAGACCGACAGGAACAGCAGTTGATAATGGCAGCACAAGAGGCACAACGAACTGGAAAGTTTGAAGTGATGCAAAGAATGCAACAACAGATCGAGAAGAAAAGAGCGGAGAAAGTAGCTGCTGCAGCAGGCCTAGCGGAGGAGTCAGCTAAGAGGAATAACGAGATGAGAAAGCAGAATGAGGCTGTAGCTATTGATATGGGTATAGCAGATGCGTATTCTGCGGGTACAACTGACCCAACGGAGATAATGAAGCAAATCAACAACGCAGGTGGCAAGGTTACCCTAAAACAAGTAACGGAAAGCCTAAAAAGTACCGTACCAGAGGGATTGGACGATTTAATGAAGACATTGCGTACAAACGGTGCGCCTTTTGAAGTTATACAAAATACACTACAGTCACGAAACCTAACAGACGCTTACAAATCAGCAGGGCGCTTTGCATCAGGTGGTACAGGCATTGTAGGCGAGTATAACTTTATGGCGGCACAAATGGGCGCACTGGGCTTATCAGTGCCAGATTTTGATACTTACCAAACACAAGACGCTAATAGAAAAAAGGTTATCGCAAAAGCAGGTAGAGCTGTTACAACTACAAACTATGGTGGGTATGATAAACAACAGAACAAGGTAATTGACCAGATAAATACATCTATATCAAACAATCCATCTTTTAAGAAGTCAGTATCAATGCAGACATTTGCGGACAATGTTAATAACGCTCTAGGACAAGGATCTGGTTTGGGAGATATTGCAGCTATCAACCAGTTCCAAAAGATTATTGATGAGGGGGCTGTAACGCGTGATGCCGATGTCAGACTGATTCAGCAGTCGCAGTCACTAGCGGACACACTATCTACGAGAGTAAACAAGTTGAAAAGAGGTGAACAGTTGTCTAACCAGCAAAGGCAGGAGATGAGACAGTTAGTCGACAAAGTACTAGCAGACCAAAGAAAAGCACTTGCAAATGACCCAGCTCTACTAGCTCAAAGGAAGAAAGCAGAGAGATTCGAAGTAGACCCAGACGAAACGATTATTGGTGAAATAGCACCACGCCCTGAGAGTACAGCAAATCAAATCATATCGACAGCACAGCAGTCACAAGATAAATTGATAAACATAGCTAGAACAAACCCAGCTGTCCAGTCAATTATTTACAATAAGTTAAACACTGTCGACAAAACATTGGGGAGGGAATTAACAGAACAGGAAGTACTGCAATATCTGCAGGCTACTGGTAGAATACAATAATATGTTATCACCTGAACAATTACGAGCAATGGCCGCAGCAGACGGAGAGACAATCACAGATGATAGGGCAACTGGTGCCGCAAACTATTCACCTGCTCCTAAAATACGGCCAGCAGATGCGTTTGCAAAGGCTGTTGGTTATAAGCCAGAGGGTTCTACTAATTCATTAAAGGATAGAATGGGCAGACTAAAGAGCGCCACACTAGGTGACTTTTCGCGGGCAGCATCTACTGCCAGTTTCGGTGTTGGTGAAAGAATAGGGAACGCGATAGGAACTTCTGCTGCTAAGCTAATGGCAAACGATGACGAAAAGCAGTTTATAGATGGAGACTTCACAGCAGGACAGATTGCTGGTGATTTTGGACAAGTAGCAGCTGGACTATTACCAGTTGGTCGTATAGCTAAAGGCATCTCAACAGCAGCACAGTCTGTTGGCGTAGGACAAAAGGCCGCAAAGCCACTAGCTAACATAACTACAGGACTTGCTACTGGATTTGGTGCAGATGTTGCCACAAATGCCGCAGAGGGGCAAGAAGAGGTGTTAAAGCCGGGTATTGGAACAGCTATTGGGTCGATACCTCTTGCAGGTAAGGTATTACAAGGAGCAGGAAGAGTTGCTGGAGAAATTGCTGGAAAGGCTACAGGTGCTGGTTTTGGTGTGCTAAAAGAGGCTATGGAAAGCGCAATAGCAGGAGGCGAAAGAGCTAAGGCATTTAGAACTGGTCTTCGAGGTAATACAAGCCCTGAGGCGCTAGTTGATGAGGCAAAGGCTGGACTAGGACAAGTTATAAAACAGCGCACAGATGCTTATAAGGCACAACTAGCAAAAGTGGTAGACAGCACGAAAGAGTTTGATGCGACACCAGTAAATGCTAAATTTGATGAACTACTGGAAGAGTTCGGCGCAACGATAAAAGAAGATGGGGCTTTTGACTTTGAAAGAGCGCCAGGACTAGGACGTTACAAGTCAGACATAAATGATTTATATACAACTATAAGTAATTGGGGAAGTCGAGAGGGTGATAACACTGTAGCAGGAATTGATAAGCTAAAACAAACTATAGATGATTTCAGAATTGGATCACAGGACTCAAAGAAGTTTGATAAATTTGTGACTACTCTCAGAAATACAGCAAAGGGCTTGATTAAGGGCGAGCCGGGCTATGACAAATTAGTCACCGAGTACGCAGAATCTACTGAGATGATCCGAGATATTGAAAAAGGGTTGTCATTAGGTGACAAGGCTATGGTTGAGACTTCATTTAAGAAACTTACTACCGCTCTACGACAAAATAATGACTTCCGCGCACAGTTTGTGAAAGAACTTGATGAGGCTACAGGTGGGGAGTTACTGCCTAAGATAGCAGGTCAACAATTAAGCGAAATACTGCCTAGAGGTCTAGTTGGAGCACTTGGCCCACTAGCAGGAGGGGGTGCACTAGCAGGAGGTGTTGGAGTATTGCCTGTTATATACGCCGCAATAGCTACTTCACCACGAGTAATCGGTGAAGTTATTAATGCTCTAGGATTTACTGGCGAAAAAGCTAAGAAATTTATAAAAGCACTGGGAGGAGCAACTGGAAAAATAGAAGCTCCAGGCGACTACCTACTTAACCAGTCTTCTAGGGCAGATGATGCAATGCCTAAGAACACAAGTACTAATACTATCTTGATGAACAACATATCTGACACTGTACCATCTAACAAAACAAAGTCAAGCACCATGCCTGGTTATTTCCAACTTGGAAATGAAACAAAGGATGTGTCTAAGCTAGTAGACAAAGCTAACCCATACTCAAAGATAGCATCGCAGCTAGATAATGAAGACCGCAACCTTTTAGACACATTTATCAACCTACGAAACCAGAAAAAGCCTATACCGCGAGACTTGTCGGACAAAGTATACAATTTAGTTGATTTGATGGGTCTTGACTCAAATGCCACTGATTTGACTCTAGCTAAGCAGTTCAAACTAATCCGAGCCGCTGATAACGAGTTATCAATAAAGGTTGTACCAGAATTGGGTGGGAAGGTTGGCGGGGGTAGCGCACTTAAAGGCTCTAAAAATTAAAAACAGCTCTTATCATTTGCCAAATAAAAGCCAGAACCCATATTCCTACAAACACTCCTACCAGAATTCCTATGATTTGCATAATGCTTGCATCATAATATAATAAAATAGACCTGTCAAACCTATGAACCCATTCATCAAACGAAAAACCACTAACACTACAAGCCCACAACCACAAACAATAGACGTAGCTGGATCGATTTTAGGCGTAACAAAGCTATTCACAGACATGCAAGAGTTAAAG